GATGGTCTATGCTGATGGCATCGACTTCAACGTTGACGGACGCTCTCAGGAAAACTTTGACAGAAATGTCATTGCCCTGGGTATGGGATTGGACTACAGCCTTGTGGAACTCAGTTCGAAGGTCAACGGCAACGCCTCCGGCGAGCCCCAGGCCTTCAAGCTCATCAAGCTCGTTGAAGAGCCCACGACTCATTAAAATCTCTATTATCTCTCGCTACTTTCGGGATAACCAGAACTGACTGTCATAGTAGTTCATGCCGACGGGCGGCTCCGATGCAAACGGCAACAGGCTGACCGCCCGCCGGCTTCCCAAAAGGAAGCGGGATGACTGCGAAACGAAACAAAAAGTAAAAAACGTTGCACAATAGTATTGCACCAACATGTCACTCATCACTGATAAAGTCTTCTACAACGCGCTTCGCTCCAATGCCGAGCTGACGGCAACGGTGGGCGGTCGGATATACTCGACAGCCATTCCAGTGCCCGACGACGACCTTGCGAACGAGCCGCTGCCATACCTGATTATCAGTTTCGACGGACTACAGAATGAGGGCCACACGAAGGACAACAGCTTCGAGGGCGACAACGACAAGGTGACCATCTCCATCGAGATTGCAGCCGAAAGCCGCGACGCGCTGGGCGATATCACCGAAAGCGTCCGCCAGACCATCATCGAGTATTTCGAGGATACCGATAGTCACGCATGGGACGACTACCAGTACGTGCCGGACGAGTACGACTTCACGGCATCGGGCATTCAGTATGACCCTGACAAACCCTGCTACTGGCAGGTGCTGCAATACGTGTGCGACACTAATCCGTAATACACAGCTATGGGTACTATCAAAGGACAAAACCTCCGCGTCATGGTTGGCGGCAAGTGCATAGCAATGGCCACCAGCTGTACCATCCACGTGGCAGCTCAGACTGAGGACTCGTCAACCAAAGACGACGCCGGCGACTGGGCAAACAACGAGGTGGTAGGGCTGTCGTGGGATGCAAGCACCGATTCTTTGGTGACGCTGACCGACAACGGTTCGAACGGCGAACTGCCTACGGACCTGCTCAGTCTGATCATCAACAAGACCAAGGTTACGCTCACCTTCGACACCACCAGCGGCACCAACAACCGCACGGGCAACAACTCCGCCATCAAGAAGAGCGGCGAAGCCTACCTGACGGACTACAGCCTGAATGCACCCAACCGACAGAACTCGACACTCACATGTCAGTTCACAGGAGCCGGTGCATTGTCATAAAGACCATCACTTTCAGCGTCTTTATCATACTTTCCCGCGACGCCCGACCTACCACCTACCAGGGCGGGCGTCGTTTCCAGAAAAAACCAACAAACAAAGAACAAGAATCATGGCAACAATAAAAGGTCAGAACCTTCGAATCTTAGTCGGCACCACCGCACGGAACCGTAAGTGCATAGCCGCAGCCATGTCGTGCACGCTGCACGTCAGCGCGGTCGTCGGCGAGTCTTCAACGAAAGACACCGACAACGCCTGGGAGCAGAAAGAAGTCACAGGACTGGCGTGGGATGTGCAGACCGAGGCACTCGTTCAAGACACTGCCGACGCAGGGGCAGTCGACTTGGAAGAGCTCACCGTGGGCAACACCTACTACCTGATGTTTGCACCCACCGAGGGCACCAAAAACCGCGAACAACTCGTCGTCGGCTCGCGCTGCTGGGGAAAGGCCATACTCACCGACCTGCAAATCGTGGCGCAGAACCGCAACAACTCCACATGGGCCGCGCAGTTCACCGGCATCGAGGACCTGACACCCGACAGCCTCGTACCGCCCAACGAATAAGCAATCAATCAAACATCAAACTCTATGACAGACAACAAACAAACCATCACCATCCTCGGCGAGCAAGTGGACATCCGCTTCAACATGGCCGTGGAAATCGCCTACGAGGAAATCACCGGCGATCCCTTCAACATCGAGACCCTCAACAAGCAGAAAAACTCACTGGCACTTTACATGGCCGCAATCATCACAGCCAACCCAGAGACAAACATCACCATCGAGCGACTGATGACCGAGGCCAGCGGTGCAGAAATCGGACAACTCGCCACCGCCGTCATCGAAAGCATGACCCAGTGGATGCACATCCCCGACGTGCTGCCCAAAGAAGACCACCCCGAAAAGAAAGACGCTGACGACGAGGACAAGAAAAAAAACTGATTTCCGCCCACGAACTCTATGAGATCATCGTGGGCGAAATAGGCCGCACCAACCACGAATTCCTCTACGAACTCCGAGCCTGGCAGCTGCGACTCATCATCAGAGGCTACCACCGCCGCTCGCGCGACATGTGGAGTGCCACACGCTGGCAGACCTACAACCTCATGTGCGTATCAATGGCCGACATCAAGAAGGTGGGCATCTACAAACCCTCCGACCTCCTGAAGTTCCCCTGGGAAGACGACACGCTGCCCACCGGCCAACTGACCGACGAACAGATAGAAGAACTCCAGCGACAGATGCGCGAAGAAAACGCCCGCGCCGCAGAGTCCGAATCCAAATGCGACGACAACAACGGCGGCGAACTCGGACAATAGGCAACAGCCCTTTCAAGTAAACCAATTACGCCAAATGGTGCGGTTAGTATAGCGGACTAACCGCACTTTTTCGTATTTATGGCAAAAGACGCAATAACAGTAACAGGCATCGAGAAGTACCAAGAAGCACTAAAGAAGATGCAAACCGACAACCCCAAAACAAAAAAGGAGTTGCAGGCCATTATCCGTCATGCCATTGCCGAAGCCCGTAAAAACGTTGTAAAGGATGCACAAGACGTATTGGAGAATGATCCACGTCATGCCTACAAAGCCGTGCGCAACTCAGTATATAAGCAGATACTTGGAGGACAAATCAACATCCTTCCAAGCCGTAAACGCGGAGCCCCCACCCAATATCAGCGTCCACGAAAAGAACGTGCTGCAAATGCAAGAGGAGGGAACCGCCGTCCTCGCTCATACCGCACTATGCAACTTGACAGCTATGAGGGCGTAGATCGTGGTTTTATCCTTCGCTTCCAAAACGCAGGAACAGTTGAACGCGAGACACGTTTCGGCAAACGAGGCTCCCTGCGTGCCCGCCATTGGTTCGGCATATCATCAGCCTTCCAGATGGATGCAGCTGCAACACGCATTGCAGAGGAAATAGAAAGATTGTTGCAACAAGAATTTCATCAATTATAAAATATGGCAAAAGATGTAATCACCAGGTTTAAGCTCGAAACCACCCAATACGATTCGAAGCTACGCGACGCGGCAAAAGGACTTGCAGAATATAGCCGAACCGCCACCAGCGCAGGCAAGGATTTCGACAAATTCACTAAGTCCAACGTGGATGCTGCCCGTGCACTCGGAGCAACAGCCACAAGTACGCAAAATGCAAAGGACCAAGTGAAGGAACTGGTTGGTGCCTTTAACGATGCCGCAAAGGCATACAACAACCTGACACGCGAACAACAGCAGAGCGACTTCGGCAAGGCACTATCGGGTAGCCTTAAACAGCTTCAACAACGCATTCGCGAAACCAAACAAGAAATGCAAAGCCTTGGCGACAGCACTAAGGGGATTGGCGGTTTGTTTGGTGGCGACAAATTGTCGGGCATGTTACAAGTCTTTGGTGGTAACGTAATGACCAAACTTGCAAGTGCTGGTATGTCATTAGCCAGTGAGATTGGTGACGCTATTCAGGCAGGTGCACAACTGGCCAAAGAAGCCGAGGGTATCAAGTTGGCCTTCGACCGTCTCGACGACCCCACCCTGCTTGACGCCCTGAAGGAAGCCACCCACGGCACCGTCAGCGAGTTGGAACTGATGAAAGCTGCCGTAAAGTTCAACGACTTCAAACTGCCATTGGAGGAACTCGGCAGCATGTTGGCGTTTGCTCAGAAGAAAGCAAAGGACACCGGACAGAGCGTCGACTACATGGTAGATTCAATAGTCACAGGTCTGGGACGTAAGTCGCTTATGATCCTCGACAACCTTGGACTCAGCGCATCCGAAATCAAGGAAAAGATGAAGGAAACTGGCGACATGACCAAGGCCGTCGGTGCCATTATCCGTGAGCAGATGTCGAAGGCTGGCGACTATGTAGATACCGCAGCCGACAAAGCAGCCCGTGCAAACGCTGAGCTCGAAAACAGACTCCGCGTATTGGGAGAAACTATGCGCGAAACATTCGGTTTCTCAGGCGTCAGCGACCTTGCTACAGCCATCAAGACCGAACTCGTAGGATCATTACAATTTACTATCGAAACCATTGGTGAGGCAAAGAAACGGTTCAACGAACTGATGCAGCTTATGGGCATACAGAATAAGCCACAGAAGAAACCGTCATCAGAACCGCCCAAGGTATTCCCAAATGGCACCTATTGGGAAGACACCGATTCACAAGGCAACGTCACGGCATCAGGTCGTTGGCTGAACGGAAAACGTGTGCAGACTGGCGCAGGCGATGTAGTTGTGACGGGTCATAAACCGGACAAGAAAAAAACTAATACTCGCACCAGCACCTCCCACACCGAGACCCCGCAGGAAAAGGCCGCGAAGCGCATGGCCGACGCACAGCATAAATACGAGCTGTCGCTTGAAAAAGCCAAGGCCGAACTCGACTCCGGCACCATCACCGAGGCCGAATTCAAAAAAGTGCAGAAGCGAGCAGCCGAAAGCCTGTTCGAAGCTGCCGACGACGCCTACCAGACCTTTGCGGACCCACAGTACAAAGCCGTCAAGGACGACGCCAAGCAGAAATTCGTAGCCCTCGGCGGCGAAATCAAAACCCTCACCGAAACCGAAAAGGCCAACCAGAAAGCAGCCCGCGAGCAAGAACAAGCCCAAAAGAAACTCTCCGATGCACTGCGCAAGCAGGCCGACGCCCTCGAACGCGGCAACCTGAAGGACTACAACACAGCCACCAAGCAAGTGCGCGAGGCAGAAAAGGAAGTCGCCCGACTCGGCGGTTCCGCCGCATTCGAGGACGTAGAATACGGCGACATCAACATCCCCGTAGGACTGAAAGTCGACGATTCCGCACTCAAGTCGTTCACCGAACAGGTGCTGGGCACATCGCCCATACCATTCCAGTTCGCGCTGAATCAGGAGAACGTCGCAGCCGTCATCGAAAGTCTGAAGGAACAGCTGAGCCATGCCGACGTCGGCAGCGAGCTGTTCAACTCACTGCTCGAAAAGTTGGGCAACGCACAACTCATCAGCGACTCCATCAACAAAGGCATCAGCGACAACATCGACGGCAGGACCGGCAAGAAGCGCAAGAAGGACGGCGACAGCCCGATGGACAAAGCGTCGAAAGCACTCGGCGGACTGAACAGCATCGCTGGCGGACTCGAAAAGATGGGCGTCGAACTACCCTCAGAAGTCCAAAACCTCATAGGAGTCATCGAAGGCGCCATGGCCATCATCCAAGGCGTGCAAGCCATCATCGCCATCACCCAGACCTCCGCGCTGACCGCCAACACCGTAGCACTTGGAGCACTGACCGCAGCCATGTGGGCCAACGTCACCACGAGCTTCATCCCCGGTTTAAAGACCGGCGGCATCGCCCATGCTGCCCAAGGATTCGTACCTGGCAACAACTATTCTGACAACGTGCCTCTGATGGTGTCCAGCGGCGAGCTCATCCTGAACCGCGCCCAGCAAGGAAACATCGCCTCACAACTCTCAGGAGGTACGCTGGGCGACCTGAACCTCTCGGCAGTCATCCGTGGCGAGCAGATCCGTCTCGTCCTCAACAACAACGGTCGTCGCACCGGCCGCGGCGAATATGTACAATCGAAAAGCGTAAAGTAACATGGCACGAAACATACGATGGTTTGTTAATTTCAGGTCGCAGAATGGCACCAGCTGCGTCATCAACATCTACGACAATGACTGGCCCGCAGGCGTCACGATGGGAGTGCGCGGTGCTGCCGACCCGTTCTACTTTGAAGAGGACGACAGTGACGACCTGCTAAACGACGTCATGCGCTACCGCACTGGCTACATCCGCATAGTAGAACAAGGTACATTCGGAGAACTCGATGCCATATACCCGACGGCACCATTCGACCGCTATGTCGAGGTGCTGTACGGCGGTACCGTAGTATTCAATGGATATATCCAGGTGCAAGACTTCAGCAGCGAACAGGTGCCCGTGCCCAGAGTGTTGGAGTTCCCCGTCATAAGTCCGCTTGGGTTGTTTGAAAAGCAGACATTCCCAAACGCGCTTTATCTGCCACCAACTTCTGTGTCGCTGGGCGAACTGCTCGACGAGGTACTCGACAATTCAACCTACGACTACGTCATCGTACCGAAATACTACGGCGAACCAAATGCCGTGAACCTCGCCATGAAAGTGTCGACGCTCGTTGTGTCGCCGTGGGACGATAATTTCCACCACAGCATGACCACAGCCCCCGCGTCGAAGGTCATGAAGGGCGAAAGCTACTCGTACCTCATAGAAGCCATTTGCAAGGCTTTTGGATGGATATGTCACGACACACCGGGCGCACTTATCTTCACCGCATTCGACTACGAGGACACCTACATCCAATTCCCAGTGGGCCATATCGGCGAAAGCGCATACGGCGAAAACATCACCATATCCAGCGAATTGGACCTGACCGGCTACTTTATCTTGTCGGATAATGCAGCCAACATGACCACACTGCAACCAGACACGGGCATCGAGATTTCATACGAAGGAGATTCAGGAAACCGCGAATTCACATTCGACCGTACTACCGTCGACGACGTAATCATCATGCCCAGCTTCACACCAGACGGGACGGACATATATCCAGCACATGCAGAGATATTCAGCCTTTGCAACCTAACACCCGTTCCAGGAATATGGGAAACAAATCTGACCGGGTCGTTCACGTTCGACAGCAACGACAAATTGGTCATCGGCACGCACTGCGTAGCGTGGAACGGAAACACGGGCGTTATGATAAGCATAGGATCATACGAGAGCGGTCGTACCCTGTTCTGGGTTCGGTTCTACATACAAAGACGTTCAGGCCAGATGTTTAGTCTGTCATACGAAATGAAGTTAAGAAAAGACGGTGCTATCGGTGGTTTAAACTACAACCCAGATGACGACACAGACTACTACATCACAACAGAAATAGACACATCGCACAACGACTACGTGCAAGTCTCCTTCAAATACAGATGGAGTAATGCAGAGGGCAGCCAATATCCGCAGTTGGATAGCCAGGCTCTGATATTCATCCACGACATCAAGCTCGAAGTGTTAGAAGACGGTGAGCCATACGCGGAATATCGCTACAAGCCAGCATCCGACAGTGACGTGATACCAACGACGGGCAACCCAGCCATATCGTCATACATCACGATGCCTATCTCGATGTATCGACTCAATGACCATCTACTTGGCAATGCAGTACGTTCAACGAAGGTAACGACCTATCCGTATCTGTTCCAACCACGCAAGGAACTGAAGTCAAATTTCCGCGTCGACAGCCTGCCGTCGTACCCCTATGCACAACTTTTCAATTATCTCAATAAAGATTGGCGTATCATCGCACAGACATTCCACCCGTGGGATGACGAGGTAACGCTGACCATGCAACATAGTAGCATATTATAACCCCACTTAAACCCCAAAACATCATGGCAACAAACGGCAACAATCTTCTTATATACTTCAACGGCAGCGTCATCGGTGGCACATCAGACAGCGCAGAACGCTCGAACGAAATCAATACATCCTGCGAAAACCTCGAAGTGGCATCACCAAGCACAGGAGCATGGCGCACCTATATCACTGGCCGCAAAGAATGGTCCGTAACCGTCAACTACCTCGTGCCAGCAGTCGCAAACATCACCGAAGTGCTGCGCATCGGCGAAACATACACCCTCGCGGTTAAGAACCGTGCAGGCTCTACCCTCATGTCAGGCACCGCCATCTGTCAGCAGGCCAAAGTCACCAGCACTCGCGGCAATCTCATACAAGGCTCATTCGTCTTCAAAGGCAGCGGCGGGCTCTCATAATCGCCCGCCGCCATTTGCCAATACTCCCTGCGGGAAACCGCAGGGTTCTCTTGCTTCGCCTTTTACCCCGCAATTCCATTGCGGCCTAAAACGTATAAAAATCCTCCCCTTCCCAATCAGCGTGTATCAAGAACGAAAAGTCACTCTGCGTAAACACCCCGTCACCATCCTCAAAGAACGGCCCCGTGTACGTCGTGATTCTGTTCCTTGTCACGGGAATTGCCTCAAACACACGCTTTCTGATGGTTTGCCCGTCCACATCCAACGCCGTGCAAGTCATCTTGATGCTACCTGCCACGTCCATATACGGAAACGTAAACGCCTGGTAAATATGAATCCCGTTCGTCGTCCGCGTCTCGCTCTGCGTGCTCTTCGTAATACCATCCAGCGTCGTCGGGTTAAAATTCGCACTTCCACCTGTATAATCCATCTTGAAGTGCGAGAAATTCACAGGAAACGACTCATCTTTCAGGCAAAACTGAATCATGGCCCCCACCCGATACATCGTCAGCTCGCGGTCTATCGTTTCACCGCCGACCTCAATCCGCTCACACGCACAGAACGTGTCCGTCAACTTCTCGCCCTCCGAGGCCGTAAACTGCACTACTTCCGGGCTCTTGATAGTTGCGCTTTTCTTTGAAGAGTGACCGACAGCAACCACCAAGTATGTGCCAGCCGTCAGCGACAGCCGCAAAACACCAAAGTCATCATCATCCTTCGTCTGCGTAATCACCTTATCAAACACCCGCTCACCGTCATCGTCAAACAGCATGATATTCAGCTTTGAGAAATAGTTGCTCATCGTAGCCCTGGTCGTCGCGTCGCTGTTCGTCATCGAGAACCTGAGCACCGCGTTTCCGTCCTCGCTGTCCGTCACTATTGGCTTCTCACATCCGACCAGCACTACCGCCACCGCCATTATCATTATTATAATTGCTTTTTTCATAGTCATTCTTTTTTATGCTTCGTCTTTTTCACCAATATTCTATATTGTCATATTTTAGAACTCCACAACGTCATACTCGCTCCAGTCATCCACCGTAAACGATGCCGACATGGCACCCGTAAAGAACGCCCCTCGGTATGTCGTCTTATATCCGTTCCTAATTTGCACATCCGTAAACGTCCGCTGCATCAGAATCCCGTCGTTGGCATCATACACCGTCGCCACCACGTCATACTCTGTCGCCGCGTCCATTGTCGACAACAGATAGCAGTTCAGAGCCACTGTCTGCCCGACCATCGACCCCACTCCGTTGATCCTTACCGTGCGCCCCGTCGCATCGCCAGGAACGCCCGCCACGCTCCACTTCGTTGCAGCCGTAGCCACCGCCAGCGTCACGTAATTCGCACTCGCCGGCACATTGTCCGTCGTCTCAATTCTCAGCTTTCCTACTATGCGCTGCATCAGGCACGAAAGCGAAGACGACGAAGCAGGTGACAACTCCGCCGTATAGAACATCGACTCGCGTATAATGTCAGACGGAAAACTCACAAGCCCATTCACCAGCGTTGCCGCGCCGTCGCTGTTATGTCCGACAGCGTAGATGGTGTACGTCTTCGTTCTGTCCAGCGTTGCCGTCACTGTCCCGAATCCGTCATCAGTCGACACCTGATGAACGGCCGTCACCTCACTGCCGCTTTCATATATCCACACATCCAACCGCGACACCACACCCGCAATCGACGCCACCGCCCTCGTCGTGGCGTCGCTTGCAACTCTGGTCGCCACAACTCCCGTCGCGTCAGCGTCGGGCTCCGTTCCTGCCACCGTGCCATCAGCATCAGCTGCGTTCCCGTTCTCCGGCTCCATCTCATACGGACAGAACGTCAGCGTCACCGACTCCTGCTCATAAGCCACCCGCTGCCCATCGTCACCCGACGAGCAACCCATCATCACTGCGGCGCATACCACCGCCATTAATTCCATTTTACGCTTCATAGTTTTATTGTTTTTAGTTTGTATCATGGGGAAAGCCCCCAGCTGTTTCACGATGTCGTCTCACTTACATTCGCTTCCACACGGAACCTCCGCACAGCCAGGGGCCTCGTAGCCCTCTTCGCGAACGTTCATGTGTTGGCACAATAAGTGAGACGCCTGCAAAATTAAACTTTTTTCCTCATCCGTGCAAACTTTTTCAAAACTTTTTTGTATCTTTGCCCCGAAATTCTATACGTCTCACTAAAAACAAACAACTATGAAGCAAGTATTTTTATCTTTTTTGGCACTCATTGCCATCACCGCCAACGCCCAGACTTGGGAGAAAACCGTCGAGCCAGGCGACGAATTAAAAGGCACCACAGATGCCGTCAAATACAAGATGGTCGACTCCTTGGCCCGTCAGGTCATCGCATTCTATCAGCCAGGAGACTATTGGAAAGTCGGCATAGGAGGAAACATATTCCAAGGCGATAAAAGAGGACGTATACACAAAAACACACTGAACACAATAACCTATGCCACCATCGGATTCTATGACGAGCAAAACCACCTCATCAAAAAGTGGGAAAACTGCATGGTGGAACTTACCAACGGATGGCAAGTTGCAGAGGCGTCGAGCAACATATGGGGCAAAACGTCCAAAGGTTGCCGCGACGTAGTACCATACATCGTCAATGAACGCGGTTACGTTCGGATCATCATACCGACATACCGGGGCAAGGAGTTCGATATGAAAGTACCCTGCCTGAACAACGAATAAACCCACAAAAGCAGCGAGGCCACACACCCCGCTGCTTTTCTTTTGTTCCGTCTGCCGCTATACCATAGCGGCCATTATTTCCTTCGTCTTTTGCCCGGCGATTCCATCGCCGCGCCATCACTTCAACTTATCGAACTCACCGTAGACATCCTCGGCCAATAGCTTCGCATATCGCTGCGTCTGCGTGATCCTGCGGTGCCCCAGCATCTTCGATACATGCTCAATCGGCACACCATTACGCAAAGCCCACGTCGCAAACGTGTGACGCCCCACGTGCGTCGTCAGCCGCTTCGTAATGCCAGCAGCAGTCGCTATCGTCTTCAGATTCGAGTTGCACACCTGGTCGGCCACATTCGGCAACCGCCCACCATACTTCTGAGCAATAGCCAATGCCTTCGGCAAAACGCGGATATAGAACGACACGCCCGTCTTCACCCTCGGAGCCGAATACGTCAAGTCACCCCCTACCCTTTGGCACCTATCCAGCGAAAAACGCATCATATCAGCGTAGGCCATACCCGTGTAACATTGAAACACGAACATATCCCTCACCGTCGCCAGCATCGTCCCGTCCGTAATCGTCATATTCTCGATACGACCGCGCTCGTCATCCGTCAGAAACTCCACCGTCTCATGGTCGCCACGCTTTATCTCACCCTTCATCTTGTCGTAAGGATTAGCCGCAATAATTCCGAACTTCAGCGCACGCCCCAACAGAGCCTTGATGTCCTTGTGGTAGTTTCTGACCGTCGCCTGCCCGATATACTCCACCGGCTTACCAGCCTTTTTCTCCGCATCCGTCTGGTGCTTTTTAATCCTATGCAGAAAAGCGTCGAATACGTGCACATTCTCCACCGACAGCTCCGACCACTTCCGCATCGCACAACTCTCAACCAACGCAGCCACCGACACCTTATAATGATTCCTGGTACCATTCGCCACATCCAATTTATCCACCTCGTCTTGCATCCACACCGTCATATCTTCAGCATCCTGAACTATTGCAAGCACGTCACCATTGTATATCTTCCGCTTTATGCGCTTATCCGGCGATCTCACCAACCGCCTGACTTCCTTAAAATCAATATCAAGCTCCGTTTCATTTTTCAAGTGTTCATTGATGATACCATCCACCCGCTTCAGCATAATCGACACTCGTTCATTCAACGTATCTTCGTCCTGCCTATTGCACACATGGCCAAACTTCCATTCACGCGGGCGCACATGTACGCCAGTATTAATATAGTACGCACGTCTATTGACCGTCACGCGCACTTCAATCGGAGCCGTACTGTCCTTACCGAACCGCCCTCTATGGTTATATATAATTGCCGTCTTTATCATAGTTTTCTCATTTCATTGTATATAATTAGTATTCCATCTCTCATTATTGGCAATATGGGGAAACATTGCGGGAAACATTGGGGAAACACCAACCGAAATAAACGGAAATAAACGGAAAAACACCGCTTTCGACATTCCCCATCAAAATCCACAAAATTCCCCTAAACACAAGCACCACCGCGTTTTCACGGTGGCGCCCTACCATTTTTTCCGTGATTCCGTTGGGACCCGAAAGAGTTGGTGGGAGTCACACTATTTAGTATGGTTTTCGTCATTTTGGGCGTCTGATTGGGGAAACAAACGGCGAAAGGGGGGAAACGAATGGGTACGCGAGAGTATGTAGCCAGCGATGAAACTGGAGAGTATCAGGAGGCCGATGACGGCGTAGAATGTGATGACGTATGACGTGTTCATATATATTATATTAATTATTTGAGTCGCCTTCGTCGGCAGCGGCAAGCGGTCGGACATCGGCGGATGTTCCATTAAGTTGTTTGAGTGCCTGGGTAAGGCGATAGGTAGCGTCACGGAATTCGTAGACGGCGGTGTGCAGGTCTTCCTTGGCAGCGCGGACCTCGGCAAGTTGCTGTTTGAGTTCGACGCGGAGGTCGTCACTTTCGCGGATGGTACGGGAAAGCATCTCGATGAGATTGTCGATTACTGTCTGATTGCTTGCAGTATTCGCTAACTCCGACGACTTGACGTCCTCTTCAGGAGTGAGTAAGTCGCCGTCACCAGTCAGGAGGTAGTCGAGATTGAAGACGCCCTGATAGGTAGCGCATATCTTTTTGAATAGGCTATCCGTCAAATATAGTTCGTTGCCATTCAACGCAGAGTATAGACCCGGTTGTTTGACATTGAGTGCAGCGGCAAGGTCTTTTTTGGTATGAACATTATAGAAGTTGTGTAAATGTTCATACACTTCATTCAGTCTATCCATGCGCGTATTCATCATACATTTTTGTTTTATTTAATCCTAAAATAATATATAAATGTCTTAAAACGTTTTAAAATATTTTATTATATTACATTTTTGTTTTATATTTGCACTCGAATTAAATCGGGGCATAAGAATAGCCGTCAGGTGTTGGGCACCTTTTCAGCAAAAGCGGACTCACCCACTTTGCAACACTTTGGCGAGTGTAGTATATGCAAAGATACGGCTTTTCTCCCGATTATAATATAAAAATATAATATTTTTAAGCAAGTATAATAGTTTTTAATAATTCGATAACAAGCTAACGACTATGGATAGGATGCTGAGAGCGGAGATAGTGGCGACGGTACGAGAGACCATGCGCGAGATGCTGGAAGGGGCTGACGAAGTATGGTTAAAACCGAAGCAGCTGTTGGAGCAGTTCGGGATGCTCAGTCAGGAATGGCTGGACAGGAACGGTGAGCTTTTACCGAGAGAGTATGCCTCAGTGATATGGCCGGACGGCAAAGAGGTGAGCACCAGATGGGCATACCCAAAGCATAAGATTAACAGGATGATCAAGGAGGGGAAACTGAAGGGACTCATCAGGATTGATAAGAAAACTACCGCCGCTAATGCGACGGGAGTGGTGGCAGGATGCCGCGATAGAATCGCTGGGCAATAGACGAAGTAAGGACCTTGCGGATAAGCACAAGGCACACTGAAAGGAAGGTTGGCCGATAGGAAAGGTGCTGAGAGCTGGCAGGACGGCGCGGCGCGGCGGTGGTTCGACTCCACC